AGAACCTGCGCTCGACCGTCCCGGGCGCGGACCCGCGCAGCAGCCTCTTCCTCTCATCTCGTCTCATGGTGGTGGTCTCCTTGAAGTTCAGTCCGGCCATGGTGGTCTCCTTGACATCTGTGCTATGCTTTCGCCGTTCAGCCGTGGTCGGGCTGAAAGACAAGACAATGCTAGTCGGGCTGAAAGTCAGCTCGCGCTCGCGATATTCGTTGCAGTCAGCGGTTCAGCCGTAGTCGGGCTGAAAGCAGTGGTCGACATAGAACGCTGAAAGAAGCTAGTAAGTCAGCGCGACAGCTTCTCGGCGATGTACTCCTCCTCGCCGATGGCGTCGATCAGCCGCAGCTGCTGCTCCAGCCATCCCACGTGCTTCTGGTGCCACTTCAGCAGGTGCTCGTACAGGTTGCGGCTGGCGTCGTCCAGCGCCTTCATGCAGACCTGCACCTGCTGCTCGTAGGGCGCGACGATGGCCATCTCCAGCGCGAGCGTGTTGTTGAGCATCGCCGTCAGCCCGGCCTGCTCGCTCACCGGCGCGACGTCGTAGCTCGGGTCGCCCCCGAGGAACAGGGCGCGGTCGACGACCTTCTTCAGGAAGCAGTGGGCGTCGTCCCCGATCCATTTGAGCTTCTTCACGACTTTCTTCACGCCCATGTAGCTCAGCGTGCGCGCGTCCAGGCGGGACTGCAGGTTCAGGTGCGCCTCCAGCGCGGCGGCTGCCCGCAGCCCGGCGATGACCTCCGGCGATCCCTTCATGATTTTTTCCTCCTCGGCCGCTTCGGCGCGGAGCTCTGCGCCGGGGCGACGGCCCTCTCGGCCGGCTGCCGCTCGGTCGCGTTCTCCGGCCTCGGCCGCGCCGGGGCGGCCACCCCGGCGACGATCATGCGCATGGCCTCGTCCTCGGGCACGTCGACCACGACGTTCGTGTCGAGCTTCTCGATCAGCATCAGCCCTCCTCCTCCTCGACGGCGGCCAGCTTCTCGATCGGCTGGCAGTTCTGCCGCATGGCGCGGATGGCCCTCTCCAGCTCGGCGCGGGCCTGCGGGTCCGTCGCGCCGCCCGCCCAGCGCGCGCTGCGGCGGCGCAGGTCGCGGATGTGCTGGCTCACGACCGTCGACGCCGCCTCGGAGAGCAGCATGTCGGCGGGCTCGCGGTCGGGCGCGGTCTCGAAGGTCGCGGCGATCGTGCTCAGCACCGGCATGAAGACGCGCTCGAAGTCGCGCTCCGTGGCCTGCGGGCGGGCCGCAATCCTGCCGAAAGCGTCGCGGAAGGTGGGCCAAAACATGCGGATATAGTGCGTCAACTCGGCGTCGCGCTTGCCGCCCTGCGTGGTCCCGCTCGGGGGCTTGCCGCCGCCGTCGCCGCCGTCCTGGTCGTTGCCCCCGGCCCCGCCCGGCGCGGGCGCGGGCGGCGGCTCGCTGTCGTCGCCGATGACGACCATGTTGACCGGCTGCCAGAGCTTGTCGCCCGGGTCCTTGCTCTCGAGCTGCGCCTGCGAGTACGGCTGCTGCCCGAGCAGCTTGCGGCCCTCGTCGATGGTGAGCAGGCCGGCGTAGCGGCCGGTCTGGACGCCCTTCAGCAGGTCGGCGTACGTCGCCCTCTCGAACTGCGAGGTGTCGAAGCGGCAGTAGAAGCGGTTCGCGTTGCGCCCCACGGTCGGGAAGAGCTTGATGTTGTAGGCCTGCTCGATCTTGTTGAGCCACGGCTTCAGCGTGAACGTCAGGAACTCCAGCGCGCGCTGCTCCATGTTGGCCCTCGACTCGGCGGCCTCGCCCAGGAAGTGCGGCGGCACGCCGAAGATGCTCGCGATCTGCGTGCGGTTGAACTCGCGCGTCGCCAGGAACTGCGCCTCCTCCGGCGGGATCGAGGTCTGCTTCCAGTCCATGTTCGAGTCCAGCACGGCGACGGTGTGCGCCTGCCCCGCCGAGTGCGCCGCCTGCCACATCGCCGCGTCCTTGGCGCGGTCCTCGGGCTTGCGGTTGCCCGGCACCTTGAGGTAGCCGCCCGGCCTCGCGTCGGACGCGAAGAACTTGGCGCTGTAGCTCTGCGCCGCCAGGTCGTTGCCCAGCACCTCGCGGGCGTAGTACTTGGTCGGCGAGAGCCCCATCAGCGAGTCGATGCCCAGGCCCTTGACGTGGACGATGTCGGCCGCGCGGATGTAGCGCTCGTAGTGGTTGACCGTGTCGGTCGTCTTGTAGAAGATGTCCCCGGGCCCGATGTCCGGCGGCGCCCCCACCTTCGGCACGTCGACCTGGCGGTAGGGCCACGTCGACCACGGCGAGCGCACGTACATCGCGGCCGGCCGCCCGGCCCCGTTGTAGGCCAGCTCGGCGTAGGCGTTCCCGCTCATCAGGCAGTGCGCCATCATCGTCGAGCGCACGTCCGACGCGGTCGTCTCCGGGTTGGGCGCGGTGTTGAGCACGTACTGCAGCGGGTGGTCGGACGCCAGCCTCTCCTCGTTCTTCGACACGCGCTCCACCACGTTCAGCGGCAGCATCGAGACCGCGTCGCTGAGGACGCGCACGCAGCCCCAGTAGGCCGCGCACTGCGCCGCCGTCAGCTCGTTGACCTGCACCCCCGACTCGCTGGGCGCGACGCCCCAGAAGGAGGCGAAGAAGTCGGCCGGGAACGCGATCAGCGAGCCCATGAAGTCCCTGAATTCAGTCCGCAGGTTCACGTCCGCCTCCTCGTCGCCGACACGAACGCGGCGGCCAGCAGCAGCGCCCCCGCCACCAGCAGCCCGGCGGGCCGGTAGACCCACCAGAACGCGGTCGACACCAGCAGGAAGCCCACCACCGCGCAAAGCATCGTGAAGAAGTTCATGAGTGCGCCCCGCAGTCGAACTGCAGCCCGCCGCCCACCAGCTGCCCGGCGCAGAAGGCCCCGCAGCGCGCGCACGGCCCGTAGCTGGCCACGCCGCCGCCGCCGCCCTCGCTGGCCACCACCATGACGCGGTTCATCGCGTTCAGCAGGGCGCTGACCGGGTCGATCTTCTTCTTGGCGGCCGGCTTGGTGGGGAAGAGGTTGCCGTTCTTGTCCATGTGCGCGACGACGTTCGACGCGGCCCACTCCAGCACGGGGTCGCCGTCGTAGTGCAGGCGCCCGTCGTACACCGCGGCCTCGAGCTCCTTCATCGGGCCGCTGAGCTCCTTCGTGACCTGCGCGACCTCGACCATCGTCACGCCCTCGGACCCGAGGTGGTTGCAGACCTCCGTCGCGTTCCACGGGTCCGTGGCCACCTCGCGCACGTCGAAGCGCCGGCCGTCGGCGCGTATCGCCTCCTCGACGGCGTCGAAGTCGTTCGTCTCGCCCGGGCACGTCTCGATGCGGCCCTCCGTGACCCATCCGGCGTACTGCGAGTTCTCCCTCGCCTCGATCCGCGCCTCGGGCAGCCAGTAGTGCCCGAACAGGAAGTAGTGTCGCCTCTTCCGCTCGCCCTCGCCGAGGTCCTTCCAGAACAGGCGCATCTCGGCCAGCAGGTCGATCTTGCTGGCCAGGTCGAGCCCGATCACGCACGGCTCGCCGACGAAGCTCTCGATGTCGAGCGACGGGTCCGCGCAGCGCCGGAACTTGACCATGTCCATCCAGGCGTGGTCGGCGTTGACCCAGACGTTCAGGTGCTTCGTCTTCGTCGTGGGCTGCGCGCTCGCCAGGTGCATGGCGCGCTGCACCTTCGCGCCGATCTCCTCGGGGTTCACGGAGACGCCCCAGTTCGGGTTCGCCTTGCGCCACACGTCCGGCCCCGACGACCAGTCGTCCTTGTCGTCGATCGTGTAGATGACGCCGAACACGGTCTCGTCCTTCAGCGCGCCGCTCAGCACCTGCGTCACGTAGCTGCGCACCTCGTAGCAGACGCCGGACTGGTTCGACCCCGCCGTGGTGATGGCCCACAGCATCGAGCCGTCGCGCTTGCCGTTCGCCGTGTCCAGGTTGTCGTAGAGTTCGCGGGTCGGGTGCGCGTGCAACTCGTCCACGCACGTGAAGTACGGCAGGATGCCCTCGGCGGAGTTGGCGTCCGACGACAGCGGCCGGAAGAAGCTGTTCGTGCCGAGCTGGTTGATCGAGTGCGCGGCGGGATCCACCCCGGCGCGCTCGCAGAACTCCGGCATCGCCCGCAGCATCGAGTGGCTCACCGACCAGATCACCTTCGCCTGGTCGCGGGTCGTGGCCGCGCTGTAGACCTCCGCGCCCGGCTCGCCGTCCGCGAACGCCATGTAGTTCGCCACGGCCGAGGTGAGCGCCGACTTTCCGTTGCCCTTCGCGATCTCCGAGTAGGCGCGCCGGAACCTGCGCAGCCCCGTGTTCCTGTTGATCCACCCGAAGGTCGTCGTCAGGATGAAGCACTGCCACGGCTCGAGATGGATCGGCCGGCCGGCGAAGCGCTTGCCCTTCACGTGCGGCGACAGCTCGACGAACTTGCACACGCGCTCCGCCGCCGTCTCCGAGAAGTAGTACGGCCACGCCTCGTCCTTCGCGCTCTGCAGGTCGCGCGCCTGCCGCTCGCACGCCAGCTTCACCCACTTGCAGGACGCAATCCGGTCGTCCAGCACGTCCAGGATGTAGCCGTTCGCCGCGGCGACGTGCGGGGCGGCGACCTGCGGGACCGTGGAGGCCGCGCTCATTGCTTCCCTTCCGTGAGCGGCGCGGGCCTGCCCAGGAACTCAGCGAACGGGTCGACCCTCGCCGCCGTCGGCCCGGCCACGCGGCTCCTGTCGCTCGGCGTCATCCCGAACTTCGCGAGCAGGGACGTCAGTTGGCTCACGTCGCTCCCGCTCGCCTTGCCGCTGCGCATCTTGGCCATGAGCCGGACGAGGACCTCGAAGCTCCAGCGGTCGCTCTTCTCCGTGACCCCGGACGGCATGATGCCCTCAAGCTCCGCCCACAGCGCCTTCTCGTCGTCGCCCATCCCGTCCGGCGCGTCGCCCAGCGGGCCGGCGCTCGGCGGGTCGTGGCGCTCCCGCTCCGGATGGCGCTCGAACGCGCCCCTCGCCTCCATCACCCTCGTGCTAACCCTGTTCTGCGGCATCCGCCAACCTTTCCTCGTTGAAAACAAACAACATGCGCCAACTGGAATCGCGAGGAAAAAGTCGCGTCCGGTCGGCGTCGCGATCCCTGCTGGAAACCGGACCCCCATATCCCCTGCGATGGCGGTTGCGGCGCTCTGGGTCTCGCCCGGGCGACGATCTGCCGACGCGGCAGGGTGCGGGACGCGGACTCAGCGTTCCATCTCCAGCGCCGTCTTGTGGCTGTGGCAGCGGTGGCACGCCCCCTGCAAATTCTCGGTGTCGTAGAAGTGCGACTGGTCGCCGTCGTGCCGCTCGATCCACGTCTCCGCCCTGACGACGTGGTCCACCTCCACCGAGTCGGCGAGGCCTCCGCACAGGGCGCGTATCTTGCACAGCGGGTCGCGCCGCAGCACGTAGCCGCGGGTGCGCTCCCAGGCGGCGGTGCTGTAGAGCCTGCGCAGGCCGCCCTCGCGCCGCTCCCTCTGCGTGTCGGGCCCGTGCTCCTCGCAGCGCAGCCTCCCGCATCTCTTGCACGGCCTCAGCGCTCGCTTCGGCATGCTCAGTCAAGCGTCTGCCTCCGATCGACGGTGACCGGCAGCTCGAAGTGCGCGGGCGCGAGGCCGGGCGCGGTGATGTCGATGACCGCCGTGTAGAACCCGCGGTTCGGGTTGAAGGTGCTGGGCACGGCGGCCTGGTAGTCGCCCTCGGAGTCGGTGCTGGCGAACTCCAGCGCCAGCACGACGTTGCCGTTCGCGTCCTGGATCGAGCCGGTGACGGTGGCGTTGTTGACGGCGCTGCCGTCGAGGCCCGACACGAGCGCGAGGATGTTGATGTACGCGCCGTTGCGCTGGAACAGAACCGCGTCGATAGAGTCGCTGATCACGTCACGACCTCCAGTTCATCGGCCTCCATGCTGGGCACCGCCTCGAACGCGGACGCGCTCATGCTGGGCACGAACGTGATGTCGCCGACGAGCATGGGCGGCAGGGTGCTGCCGGACCTGCACTGCAGGGCCTGGAGCGACGCCGCGACCGCGCCCCCGACGTTGGCTATGGGCGTCGAGCCGGACGCCGCGCACGCCGTCCTCTTGAGCGACCACGCGCCCGCCGCGGTGTAGCGCGGCATCGCGAAGCCGCCGGACGCGGACGCCCCTGGCTTGGGCAGCGTGCCCGCGACCGCGCCCGAGAACTGCGGGGCGGCGGCGGACCCGGCGGCGTTGGCCGAGAGGCGCTGGAGCGACGGCGCGGCTGCGGCGACGTAGCTCGGCTGCCCGAAGAACCCGCCGGACGCCCACTGCGGCTTCTGGAATGACGGGGCGGCCGCGCCCGTTGTCGCCGGCGGCGTCTCGCTGCCGGACGCGACTGCGATGATCTTCTGGAGCTGCGCGGATGCCGCGGCCAGGTACGCGACCACCGTGCCGGACGAGGCCGAGCCGAGGCCCTTGAGGCCCGACGCGACCGCGCCCGTGAACTGCGGCGGGACGGTGGCGCCGGCCGCCGACAGGAGGTGCTTGAGCGAGAGCGCCGCGCTGCCCGTGAACTGCGGCGCGCTCGAGGTGCCCGCGTCCGACGACGCCAGGCGCTGGAGCGACGCCGCCGCTGACGCGATGTACGCGGCGACCGTGGCGCTGGCGCTCGCGGCCAGTCTCCTCAGCGCCGCGGCGACCGCGCCGCTGTTCGCGGCCTCGACCGTGCCGCTGGCCGCCGCCGCGAGCCTCTTGAGCGACGCCGCGGCCTGCCCGACGCCCTTCGCGGTCTGGAACGCGAGGCCGTAGAACGCGCTCGCCTGGAACGCCGGGGTGGCCGCGACCGACGCGTACGCCGACGCCGCGAGCTTCGGCAGCGTGCCCGCCACCGCGCCCGCGACCGACGGCGCGCCGAGCGTCCCGCTGGCGCTCGCCGACAGGCGCTGGAGCGACGGCGACGCCCCGCCCGCGAACTGCGGCGGGGTCTCGGCGCCGGAGGCCGCGGCCCAGACGCTCTTCAGCGAGCAGGACGCGCCCGCCAGGAACGCCGGGGCCGAGGATGAGCCGGATGTCGAGCATGAGAGTTTTCCG